ATGTTATTACAACACTTAAAAGAGTCATTAATATGATATTGACTAGTCCAACAGGAGAAATGGTTGAAAACCCACTTGTTATAAGTATAGGTATAGCGTATTTGCTATTTATAGTTGGTTATATTTGGTGGAATGATCGTAAAGAAAAATAAATTATGGGAAGTCATGTAATTCCAATATCGGTAGTGCTAATTATATTTGCGGTGTATTTGTCTCTTTTAGTTGGGATAAATTGGTGGAAAAATCGCAAACAAAAGTAGATACGTATATACGTATTAAGATGTAAGAGGGTAAGGTCCATATGTGGGCTCTTCCTTGTTCTTAAAATATTTATTACTATGATAAAACTAATTGACCTACTTAAGGAAATACATGTTGACGAATTAGAACTTCGTTCTGGTGAGTTAAGTCAAAGGGATATAGATATTTATTACTCGTTTTTAGAGAACTTTAATTACTCTGTTGACGATTACTATAATGAAGAAAGTAGTCAAATTCAAGATGGACCATTTACTCCTACCACGGTTAGAGGAAAAACATTATGGGGAGGTGAAGGTTGTAAATTAGTTCAACCTATGGAGTCCGTTGGGGAACTTTATTTAATAAATCCTGATGGAAGAACATTATTTGATTATGTTATTGGCTTTGTGAGATTAACTTTTATTGATAAAGAAGTAATCAATGGTCTTAAATTATCTGGAGCTAAGATCTTTATGATTAGAATTGCTTCACCTTGGAAAGGAAAAGGGTATGGTCTTAAATTATATCAAGGTATATTAGAAACATTTAAAACTATTTTCTCAGACGAAATTCTATATGAAGGAAGCTACAGTATATGGACTAATAAATTAGCCCCGTTAGGTCAAGAATCAGGTAACTTCTTTGGTCTTCAAGCTGGAAAGGTTGTTATTCCTTTAACAGTTGAAGACTCTAAAAACACAGATGTTCTTGGAGACGTAGGATCAGAAGAGTTTATTATATCAGTTAATCCACCATCACAGTTATTGAATTTAAAGGCGAAATTAAATGGTTTATCAATCAGTAATGGCGATTATGGCGTATTTGAAGCAGATGACTCAATATCAGTAAATACCCTAAAAATGGTAACTGATAGTCAAACTACACTCTCTGGTGTAGAAAGTGAGTTAGATTTGTATCAAGTAGTAGGAGTCGGAAAACAATACAATACTATAATGATTCCAATAGATAGTGGGATAGCTATACTTAAACAGGAAAATAGTAAAGTAAACGTGGATATTATCTAACTTGTTAATTTTCAACGTTCTAGCCCTTTTTGTAACCTTTCCGGGTGAATGCTTGGCTTCCGGGTGAGCTGATGTTATATTTAGTCATAATTAAAAATTGAATAATATGAACGCACAAATTTTCATGACATTGATCGCAGTAGTTTCAGTAATCCGTTTTATCAAAGGTTACATGACACGCAAAAGAGAGTTTAACTTTAATGATGAAGTAAATGGACTTATCGCACATACAACAGTTGTGTTTGGTGTTTATGGAATCACATATTTGATTGTGAGTCTTTTCTAACCAAAGGTTTGGCTCCACAGGATAAGTTAGTTATATTTAAGTAATAATAAAAAATAAAAATAAAGGTTATGCCACTAGATTTAAACAACACAACGTTTCTCGGAAAAGCCGAGATCAAAGAAAGAGCAAGTTCAGTATTCACAGCTCAAGGTTCACCAGACACAAGTCAAAAGTACTCACACATTTCAACTGATCGTATCATTGAAGATATGGAAGCACTAGGATGGGGTGTAATAGACGCTAAACAAGTACGTGCTCGTAAAGGTGAAGGTTATCAAAAACATCTAGTAGTGTTCCGTAACAATGACTTGTTTATTGAAGGTACAGATGGTGATGATGTGTTCCCACAGATCTTACTAACTAATAGTCACGACGGAAAAAATGCGTTTACATTCACAGCTGGTTTGTTTAGAATGGTTTGTGAGAACGGTTTAGTCATTTCAACTCAAGAGTTTGAAAATATGAAGATTCGTCACTACGGATACGATTTTACTAAACTACAAGAAGTAATTACAAGTATGGTTAATGCACTTCCACTAACAGTTGAGTCAATGAATAAATTTAAACAGACACAATTGGAGGAAGAAAAAGCACTTGAGTTTGCTAAGAAAGCACTTGAAGTACGTTTTGGAGAAGAACAAGCTCAAAACATTACAATTGATTTAAGAGAGTTAATTACACCAACTCGTCCTGAAGATAGTGGTAATGATTTATGGAGTATTTTTAATGTAGTCCAAGAGAAATTAGTACATGGGATGTTCAATTACCAAACAGGTGCTAAAATGAGAAAAGCTCGTAAAATTAAGAACTTTAGACAAGATATTGATTTGAATGCTAAGTTATATGAATTAGCAAATGAGTATGCTGTGAACTAACACGCCGCCCAGATATATAATGATTGAGTCGACTTAGGTCGACTCTTTCTATATTTATAACAAACCAATTAAAACACACACTTATGATGAACTTTAAACAATGGGTTATAGACTTATTCAAAGACGAACGTGGTTCGACTTCTGTTAAACCAGTAATTGCTATTATTGGTACTTTATTTTTAAGTATAACAATGTCAATTAATTCATTCTCTCATGCTGACTTTGCTCCATCAGATAATTTAGTTGATGCTGTGCTGATTATAACAGCTATTGGTATGGGTGCTGATACATTAGATAAATTTTCTGCTCCAAGTGGTAGAAAAAATCCTCCAGCCCCTGCTCCAACTACTCCACCAGTTGAACCAACTCATGTTGAAGAAGAACAATATTAATATATAGTTAGGTAAAGTGAAGCCAGGTAAATCCTGGCTTTCTTTTTCCTTAAATAGTTTGGCTTATTAAAAAAATGATGTTATATTTAGATATAATTATTTAATATGAAATTCACACATATAAATGAATTAAAAACAGTTTTAACTAACGAGTTAAAAACAGAACACTTAAACGAGAAAGCTTTGAATGAAATGTGGAATGTATTAAATTCACCATCAAACAAAGAACATGAAGTAACTAAAGAACATTTAGTTAACTATTATACAACTTGTTTACGTTTTGAACAATTAAAAGATAATATATAGCGGGGTGGTAGCAGTTGGTAGCTCGTCAGTCTCATAAGCTGAAGGTCGCAAGTTCGAGTCTTGCCCCCGCTACAATAAGTAAGGGATACTTAGCAGTCTTTTATCCAAGACTCATTTAACAATGGATAGGGTTAAAAAACGCCTCCCAAAGGTAATCGATTCGGGATAAAACAGTAGATAGGTTCATCACTGCCGACGTAAAGAACTGACTTTTTCATCGGGGATGCCCAGCAGGTTTTTCAAATAGCAAAAAAACCGATATGACTACTCATCTGTAATCTCAAGGTGAGGAATACACTCAAGTGGCGGAAGCGAGACTGTTGCAACAGTCCGATAGTAGACGCTAAGGAAACGAGTTCGAAAGAACATATTGGTGCGAGTCCAATCTTGAGTACAATAGCGCTTTTAGCTCATTCGGTTAGAGCAACTGACTCATAATCAGTAGGTGCCTGGTTCGATCCCAGGAAGGCGCACAAAGTATTTTTAGAGTGGCTTGCCACTCTTTTTTGTTCATATATATTTATATACATGGATTTGAATAAATTGTTTAAACTATTTGACTCAGATGAACCTGAGGAGAAACCGGTAATTGTAAATGAACAACTAGCCGAACATCCTTATATCTACATGGGTCTATTTAAAAAATTAATCCTAAATTATAACACATTCAGTCAACAATTATTTCAGTTCATGCGTAGTACTGATAGTGATTTAGACATTGATCAAATAGAGAAAGCCGGCGTTCATATGGTTTATTGGCGAGCATATAACCATATTGAGAAAGTCGATTTAACCCAAGATTTCCATGTTGATACCCTACGAGCGTATGCGGATGATAACTTTATCTCAGCTTTAAATATGTGTCTTCAATATTATGAAGATAATGAAGAATATGAAAAATGTGCATTTTTAAAAAAGATATCAGATATTGTAAACCTCTTTTAAAAGTAGCTTGGTCTACACATTCCTTATTATTATTATATTACTACGGGTTTTGAAGCAAATTAAAACATGTTGATAAACAGAATGTGATAAGGTAACTACGGGTTACGGATAATACTACTAAAATTAAAATTATGAAAAATAAAAACAACGTAATGCATCAATTAGATAAGATTGATGGAATTACAAATCAATTAAACTTTATTGTTAAAACACAACAACCAATTGAAGACTACATTAAACTTTTAGATACACTGAGAGAAGTAGTAGATCAAATTAGAGGATTTGTTGATGTTGAACCAACAGAATATAACTAACATGAAATTAACAGCAGAACAAATCCAACAAAACTGGGTAGATTTTGAAGAAACAATTAAATTATATATCAGTGAACCACGTTGCTCACAGTTATTAGATTTTTACTCTAAATATTCAGAGCGTATTATGTTAATGCCTGCTGCTCATAAGAAGGAATATCATAATGCTTTCCCAGGTGGCTACATAGATCACGTATTACGAGTAGTAGATTGTGCTCTTAAGTTAAATAATGTTTGGGTTCAGATGGGAGTGGATTCATCTACTTACACTAAAGAAGAATTAGTATTTGCAGCATTAAATCATGACCTAGGTAAAATGGGTGATGAACAACATGAAGCATATATCCCTCAGGATGACCAATGGAGACGAGATAAATTAGGTGAAGACTATAAATTTAACGATCGTTTAGAGTTCATGTCAGTACCGGATCGTAGTTTACATTTATTATTTTCTCACGGCATCTCAGTGACTAAAAATGAATGGTTATCTATTAAATTACATGATGGTTTATATGATGATGCTAATAAGCCTTATCTAATGTCTTGGTCACCAGAAACTAAACCTCGTACTTCATTAATTTATATCATTCATCAGGCTGACTTAATGGCAGCTCGTATTGAGTTTGAACATGAATGGAACCCTAAATTAAAAGGTGAGGTTAAAAAGAAAGTAGATAATTTTAAGGTAGCTGAAAAGAAACCAACAATTAAAACCAAAGCATTAGGTTCAGTTAAAAGTGAAGGCTTAATGAATTTATTAGATAATTTATGATAACATTAATAGTGATATTAGGTTTGATGGTCGTGATCTTAGGATACACGACCTTTAACCTTCTTAGAAAACTTGAAAAACAAGAAGATGCTATGAATAACCAAGCTACAATTTTAGCATCTTATTTATCATACTTAAATAAACTATCAGATATTATTGAGTTTTCAAGTAAAAAATTAAAAGAAGTAGATCGTAAAGGTTCATTTGAATCAGATGATGAAGTGGGTTTTTTCTTTGAAGAAATTAAACAAATACAAGAAACATTAAATCAATTTAGAGTTAAAAATCTATGAGTGAATTAACACAAGAGGTAATTAAAAAACCTAAAAGTAAAGGTGTACAATATTTTACTCAAGATACTGAGGATGCTATTGTATTATATAATCATACTATAGATCAAACAGAACGAGATATATTATATAGAACTCGTATCCATTACCCGTTTTTTAAATTAACAGAAAACATTATTCATACTTTTAAATTTTATTATACAGAGGTAGATAACATTGAAGATTTACAACATGAAGTAATCACATTTTTGCTCTCTAAATTACATTTATTTAACCCAGATAAAGGTGCTAAGGCATATTCTTATTTTGGAACAATTGCTAAACGTTATTTAATTAATAGCAATAATAAGAATTATAAGAAACGAGTTGAAAAAGCACCTGTTAGTGAGATAGAATCAAATGAGAATTTTTCATATAGAATAGATGAAGGTTCTGAAAGTGATAAATTAATTAATTTTATTGATCAATATGTAGAATATTGCACAGAAAATATTAATGAACTATTTCCTAAGAAAACAGATGCTCAAATTGCAGACGCTATTTTAGAGTTATTCCGTAAACGTGAAAGTATAGATGTCTTTAATAAGAAAGCACTGTATATATACATCCGTGAAATCATTGACGCTAAAACCCCTAAAATCACTAAGATAGCCGATAGATTATATGATATATTCAAACAACATTATTTCTATTATCTAGAAAATGGACATACAGATTTCTAATGTCCATATTTATAAAAAATAAATATTATGGAAGGTTTAGATAATGTAATATTTGGTGGTAAAAAATTCTCTGATATATTAGAAGAAATATATAATAACCAAAAGAAAAAAGATAAACAAATATCTGCTTTGATAGCAGAGTTAAAACCTCTTGTTCATGAAATAGGTGATGCTACTTTAATTGTTCCTTTAATTAAAGAATACTTAGAGATAAGTGTTAAAAATGATGAACAATTAATTAAAATGGCTACTATTATCCAACGTGTAGTCAATAATTCAACTACTAATGCTGATGGTGGATTTGGTATCTCTGAAGAAGAAAAAGCACAATTATTAGCAGAGTTAGATAAATTTAAAGGAGAATAATAATGCCTATATTAAGTAATAATGGAGCTACAGGTATTCAACAAACCCAAGGTATTGGGGCAACTATAGGCTCTATATATGATAATAATGTAAATAGTTTTATAATACCTGTTAGAGTATTAGATATTATTTTAGATAATACTCATCCTAAATTTGAAGAATTTGGAGAATGGAACAGTATAGGAGCAATATTTTATGAACCAGTAAATACACCTGTTAATATACCCCCAATTCCATCACCACGTCCAGCATATCCTTTACTTTCAAATATAAAACAATATCCATTAATAAATGAGATAACATATTTAATGGTTTTACCAAGTAATGAAGCTACTACTAAACCTAACGCAGTAACAAATTATTACTTACCTCCAACCAATCTTTGGAATAGTCAATTTCATAATGCTCTTCCTAGAGAATTTATTAATCCAAATAATACTAAAGATGATTATATATTTACTGAAGCTGGATCATATAGACAAATAACAGATTCAAGTACAGATATATATTTAGGAAAAACATTTAATGAAGCAAATGGGGCAAATAATTATCCATTACTTCCATATGAAGGAGATGTTATATATGAGGGTAGGTGGGGTAATTCAATTAGACTTGGATCCACAGTTAAAAACACAGCTAACCCTAATAGATGGTCAGACCCAAATGTTGGAGAAAATGGTGATCCAATTCTTATTATAAGAAATGGACAAGGTGAAACTGTTAAAGAACCATGGATACCTAAAGTTGAAAATATAAATAATGATCCATCATCAATATATTTAACATCAACTCAAAAATTATCATTCTTTACTAAAAGTAATATAGTAGACTCATTTGAAAAGTCTCCTACCTCAGTACCAACTACATCACAACAATACTCAGGTAACCAAATAGTTTTAAACTCAGGTAGATTAGTATTTAATGCTAAAAGTGATTCAATAATTTTAAGTTCAGAAAAATCTATTCATCTATCATCTAATGATATGATTGGATTAGATGGAAATAAACAAATATCTATTTCTGCCCCTCAAGTATATCTAGGTTCAGCTATAGGAGTTGAAGGTGCTCAGATACAACCTCTAGTTTTAGGAGATAATTTAAATATAGTATTACAAAGTATAGCTACTTATTTAGATTCTTTAGGGGAAGCTTTCCAATTAGCTACAGCTAAGATAGGAGATGAAACAGCACCTATTATAGCTTTAAATAGTATAGCTCAAACAACTAAAACATTAAGTAAAGATCTTAATAATATTATCAAAGGAAAAAATTTATTATCAAAACAAGTTAAAACAGTATAATTATGGCTAATAAATTTACAGGTATAGTTAGAAACCAAACAGGAGAATTAGTCGTTAGTGCTAAAGTTATTTTAAATGAAAATGATAAATTTATAACATCAGGATCAACTGATAATAATGGAAAATTTGAATTAAATACCCCTGAATTAGATCCAAAAAAGTGTAAATTGATAATCACTAAAGAAGGAAAAGAATTAAGATCCATAGATAATCCTCGTCCGACTGGAGAAATAACAACAGGAAACTTACAAATTACAGCTCAAGAAGGTGGTTTTTTAGAATTAAAAAGTCAATATCGTGGTGGAGAGTATTATTTCTCATCATTAGGTTTAGGTTCATCTACTGACCCGGATTTAGTAAAAGATAATTTTGATTTAAATTTAAAAGAACTAGGTGGTCTTATAAAAATAAGCATAGATAAAACTATCCCAATAGAAATAATAATTACTGGATCAGAATCTAAAATACCTAATTTTGATCAAGAACAATTTTTAAATGATGGAAAAACAACAAATCCAAATAATGGTGAACAATTACCTGAAAAAGAATTAGCTATAAGAAGAGTACAATATTTAAATGAACATATAACATCATCTATTTTTAAAGATCAAAATATTAGAAATAAATATAATAAAACTAAACAAGAATCTTTTATAATTAGTGGACCAGACTATCCACCATCTTCAGGCAAACCTGATTATACTCAATATCAATATGTGAGTATAAAAGCCCTACCAAGTAAACCAACATGTACTCAAGTAAGTGTAGCACAAAAAGCAGGAGAAAACAAAATAATTCCATATGTAGCCCCTGGGTCAAAATATTGTAAATTTGCAGCTAATTATATACCTGATAGGTTTGGATTTAATGGTTATTACTCACCATACTATTATATAGATCCATCCTCACAAAGAACTTATAAAAATAAAATCAATGATTATATTCCAAAAGATGATAAAGGAGTAGAAATCCCAGGTGAAAGACTTCCAGTAATTCCATCAGTAGATAATTCAAGATTTTTTCCTTTAGATGTATGGGGATTTTTTATTTTCTTATTTTTATATATTAAAAATAATAATAGTACAAAATTTTTAGATGAAACAAGACCTGGATTAAAATTAGATTATAAGCTTTTAACTCCAAAAGAGAAGGATGAGATTTTAAATAAATTAAGAGAGACTTTAATTAGGTATAATGAGATTGATTTGAATAGATTTACTTATTCTTCTTATAAAAAATATGTTGAGAAAGTGACTGTGTTGTATAACTCAACAATAAATAACTCTATAATAGAATTAATTGAAAAATACCCAAATGCTTTTCCTCCATTTAAATCATTTGATAAAGATAAGAACCCAATTAATGTTCCTATTACTCCAACAACAGGGATAGGAGGTATTAATAATAGTATCTCTCAATTAGTAAATAACATGGACAAAGTAGCTATTATTACAGTAAAAGCTGAAAATCCCACATTTGATATTACTTTACCAGAATATAATTTAAGAACAGATCCTGAACAACAAAGACTTAATCCTAATATAGCTAATGGGATTAGTAGTGTTCCGTTATTAGATAAATCTATTTGGAGTTATTGTATATGTGATGATGTAACAAAGATGACTGATTTAAATGGCAATTTATTATCAAAATTTGATTAATTATTTTTTAACCATTCTTGCTTTAAAATATTCGTCTGCTTCCTTTGGACCCATTTTTAATTCTTTAATTTGTCTTTCTCCACTTTCATTGACCTCAAAATATGTGTATATAATATAATCAAATGTGTAATTAAAATTATCAATACCAACCCATTGAATCCCACTATTATAAGCATCCATTCCCCAAGAATATACCGCGACTGCTTCTACAAAGAACTCATAATATTCAATTCCGTGATCAGACGCTTCAATAACTGCATTTTGAAATCTATAAATTTCCTTTTTAGTAGTATCAGCATTTTGTGTAAATCCACTAATTGTATTTACCAATAATCCCAAAATCAAAATTGTCTTTTTCATATTCATTATTATTTATATCTAAATATAACATATCTTTTTCCAGAAGCCAAACAGAGCTCCATGGATTTTACATATTTATTAACAAATAACTGAACATGGCTGAAGGTACCATAAATCTAGAAGATCCTATATTAGATCCACAACCAGGAGTTGTAGATAATTCACAATTTAACATACCTAGGATCACATTAGTAGATACCCCAGATGTAGTAGCTTTAACCACATTACAAGTTAATAATGATTTAACACAAAAACAAAACGAACAGTTAAAAGCTACTATTGAACCTGAACTATCAATTCAGACTAAATTAACTAATACAATAAATGTTAAAAAGGAAGATATTAAAAGAACATTAATACCTTTTGTTTTAACATTATTAGCAGCCTTTGGAACCTCAGCTGTTCAAGCAATAGCTAGTAAAAACCCAATTACTCCTGATCAATTAAAACAATTAATTAATTGTCCTACAGCATCTAAAATAAGTGATATAATTAAAAAAAGAAATTCAATAGTTAAACAGTTAAATAATATATATAAGATTATTAATATCTTAACTAAGACTCTAGGTATAACTAATACTGTAATATCCGCCCTAAATGTAGGAATTCAATTAGCTAAAGCGATACCATATCCAGCTACAGGTATTCCTCCATTAGGATTACCCCCAGTAACTGTAGGTTTACAAAATACCGCTTCAGATGCCTTAACTAAACTTCAAAATCTTTTAAGATCAGCTGGTATAACTGTAAGTGTATTAACTTTAACTGTAGGTACTTTTGGAGTATTTTTGGGAAAAATGATTGAGTTATTAAATTCATTAGATATAATGTTACAACAGTGTGCTGAAGATCAAAATATGGATTTTGAAGCTATAAATAATGAAATTAATGCTTTAGCGAATTCAACAGTAACTCAAACTCAAACACCAGAAGGAAATATTTATAAAGGATTTAAATTAGAAGTAGTTATAGATGAAAATAATACAAGTAAATACATTCAACGTTACGCACAAGCTCTAACTAAACAAGATGTTCCTGTTTTAAAAACAGAACCTTCATTTGCATCTGATCCAAGTATTTTAATTTCCCGATTAAAATTTATAATAGATTCAAATCCTAATTTAACAGCTGAATAATCAAATATTTATAATTATATGAAAATTGACATTTTAAAAAAATTAATTAAAGAAACAGTACGTGAAGCAATCCAAGAAGAATTAAAAGACATTCTACTTGAAGCAGTTAAGTCACCTAAAACAGTAGTACAGGAAACTTACACACCAACTCCTACTTATCAACCACCAGTTACTTCAACTGTGAATCATGATGTTAGACGTAACTTAAGAAACATGATTGGAGGTGAATTTGACACAATGATTACTGCTAATTCATCACATGCTCAACCTGCTTACACTCCACCACCAGTTAATACAGCTAGTGAAGGCTCAAGTTTACCAGGTGGTGAAGTAAGTTTAGATCAAATAATGGGTATAATGAGTGGTAAATAATGGCTTATAGAATAGTAAATAATGATCCATTAGATCTGGATTATAAATTAGCAATTGGGGTTAAAATTCCATTTGTTGGAGCAGGTAGCACTCCTGGCTCTGATGCTGTATTTAATTCTACTTTTACTACCACAGAACAGATTCGTTCTGATCTAATTAATTGGACATTAACTAATAAAGGAGAAAGAATTCTTAATCCAAATTATGGTAGTGATTTAAGAAGATACTTATTTTCAAATATAACTCAAGAATCTAGTGATATTAATGTTGGGTTAGTAGATCTACAAAAATCATTAACATCAGGAATACAACTTAATTTTCCTAATGTTAGTGTTAAAGATATTACCATCACCCCAGACTATGATTTAAATACAGTAAATATAAAAATAACATATTCATTTATGAATAGTCCTACCTCAACTATCAATATAACCCTTTAATATGGCACAAAATACCGATATCAAGTATATAAATAAAGATTTTAATGAGTTTAAAAATTCGTTAGTAGAATTTGCTAAAACTTATTTTCCTACAACATATACTGACTTTTCACCTTCCTCACCAGGTACTATGTTTTTAGAAATGTCAGCTTATGTTGGTGATGTTTTATCTTTTTACTTAGATAATCAAATTCAAGAAAACTTTATTCAATATACTAGACAACAGAATAATATATATTCTTTAGCTTATATGTTAGGATATCGTCCTAAAGCTACAAGTGTAGCCATTGTAGATGTAGATTTTTACCAACAAATCCCAGCTAATGGAAGCGATCCTGATTATAATTATGCCTTACAAATTTTAGAAAATACAGTTGTTAACACAACTTTAAATCAAAACACCCCATTTTTAGTACAAGATTCAATTGATTTTTCATTTTCAAGTTCAACAGATCCTACTCAAGTTAGTATATATCAACTTAATGGAACTAATGTTGAATACTTTTTATTAAAGAAAACAAGAAAAGCAATATCCGCTGAAATCAAAACATCAACGTTTAGCTTCACTAATGTTGAAAGATACCCCACAATTGAAATAGTTGATAATAATATTGTTAAAATATTAGATATCACAGATAGTGATGGAAATATATGGTATGAAGTACCATACTTAGCTCAAGAAATGATTTATGACACAATCAAAAACACAAATCAGAATAATCCAAACTTATATGAGGATAGTGGTGACACACCCTATTTACTTCAATTAAGAAAAGAACCTAGAAGATTTGTAACAAGATTTATAGATAATACAACTTTACAAGTCCAATTTGGAGCTGGTACTAGTACACAAAATGTTGATGAAGAAATTATCCCTAATCCAAATAATGTGGGGTTAGGAATACCGTATAAACGCTCATTACTTAACACAGCGTTTTCTCCTACTAACTTTTTATACACTGACACATATGGAATAGCACCTTCAAATACTACTTTAACAGTTAGATATTTAACAGGAGGAGGAGTCACATCTAATATAGCCTCAGGGATATTAAATACTATAACTAATCAAGGAAATATTAAATTTATCAATGCTGGATTAGATCCTACATTAGGAACATATGTAATTAACTCTGTAGAAGTTAATAACCCATCATCAGCAAATGGAGGTGGACCTGGAGATACAACAGATCAAATAAGATTAAACTCTTTATCAACATACGCCAACCAATTACGAAGTGTGACTCAAGATGACTATTTAGTTAGAGCGTTGAGTTTACCATCAGATTATGGAACAGTAGCTAAAGCATATATTGAATCTGAAAAAATATCAAGTTTATTACCAGGTGAAACTCCATCTATATTAAATTTATTTGTTTTATCTTATGATCAAAATAAGTACTTAACTCAAGCTTCCCCAGCTTTAAAACAAAATTTAAAAACATATCTATCACAATATAGAGTAATAAATGATTCAATTAAAATAAAAGATGCGTTTGTTATTAATATAGGTGTGGATTTTGAAATAATTATATTACCTCAATATAATAGTAATTTAGTGTTAGCTAATTGTATAACATCTTTAAAAGATTATTTCCAAATTGACAAATGGCAAATTAATGAACCTATTTTATTAAAAGATTTATATATATTATTAGATAAAATTGATGGGGTTCAAACAGTTAAGAATGTTTCAATAATTAATAAAGTAGGTGATATATTAGGGTACTCACAATATTCATATGATATAAATGGAGCTACTATTAACAATGTTATATATCCAAGTTTAGATCCAATGATATTTGAATTAAAATATCCTAACAATGATATTAAAGGTAAGGTTGTAACTTTTTAATTTTTATATTTATTAACATATGGCTATATACAAATTATTTCCTTCTAAAGATTCTACTATCTACTCTAGATATCCTAATAAAAATACAGGATTAGATGAAATACTAGATGTTAGTATTGAAGATGCTCAAGATAGTGGAAACACACAAGCTAGTAGATTTTTAATTCAATTCTCAACCTCAGAGATAAATGATATATTAACTAATAAAGTTAGTGATTCTCTTTGGAGTGCTTCATTAATGGTTTATTTAGCTTATGGAGATGGTTTAAATATTGACACTACTTTAAAATTTTATCCAATTTCTCAATCTTGGGAAATGGGAACAGGGAAATATGATTACTCTCCAGAATATACAAATGGAGTGAGTTGGACTTACAGAGGAGCATCTACTACTTCAGGATGGGCTACATCAAGTTTCTCATCATATGTAACTGCATCTTATAGTTCGTCTGCTGGTGGAGGTACTTGGTATACTGGGTCTTCTAACACAGGGATAGTATCTACAGTGACAGCATCCCAAACATTTGGTTACTTCGATGATCTCGATATTAACGTTGATGTTACTAATATAATTAAAGCATGGACTAGTAGTTTAATTGAAAATAATGGTATTATAGTTAAACAAGATGTTGAATTTGTAGATAGTTTAGAATATAATAATACTTTAAGATATTTTTCAAGAGATACTCATACTATATATCCTCCAAGTTTAGATATTAAATGGAGAGATTATGTTTGGGATACTGGGTCCTCAACTAATACAATTATAAGTGAACTCCCAGCTACTATAGCACTAAATGAAAATCCAGGAGTATTTTATCCTGAAAGTATAAATAGATTTAGAGTAAACAGCAGACCAGAATATCCATTTAGAGTATGGCAAACATCTTCTTACTATACTGTTAATTATTATTTACCTACTTCTTCATATTACGCTATAAAAGACTTGGATACTAATGAATTTGTTATTAACTTTGATAATCAATTTACCCAATTAAGCGCGGATGCTACTAGTAGTTATTTTGATTTATATATGAATGGTTTACAACCTGAAAGATATTATTCAATTTTAATTAAAACTACTATTAATGGTAGTACTTTAGTATTTGATAATGATTATAATTTTAAAGTTATAAATGGCTGAGTATAGATTAAATAAAACAGTTTATCCAAAGGGAATATATGAGAATGTTATTGATACATCATTCTCACAGAATTCTTCTACATCCCAAGAAAATACTATATCTGTAGAACAATTTTTTAACTACTATAATAGTATATTTTATGATATTCCAATTGAAGGAGATATTAACTCTCATGCTTATTTAGTACAAAAAAGTGGAGATTACATAGGTACAACTGGATTAAATGATGATGTTCAAGTATTATTAGATGAAATATCATCATTACAACAACAAAACTTAGCGTTAAACCAACAACTAACTAGTTTACAAATTTCAGGATCAACAACTAATATATAATTTAGATGGCTATAAGTGTTTCCCAAATACAAACCCCAACCCCATATTCACCTAACGAAGTAAATTTACTCAACGCTTCATCAGTTGAATCAACATTTAATCCATCCTTCAATTATATAGAATATATTATAACTGATAGTGCTGAGTCTTTTAAATTAGTTGATTTAAACTACAACAGGTATTCTTTTCCTACAGATGGAACAGTAACATCTAATAATATATCCTCAATAATTTTTGACCCAGCAAGTGATATACAATCTAAAAATATTAACTCTGGAGAATATATTGTATATTATAATTTTTATCAAAATGAAGTTAATACTTCTCCAACTCAAAATAATTTCTTTATTAAAGAAATATCATCTGACAGGACAGAAGTAACAGTTAGTCCCACAGTTTTATTTACAAGTTTAGAAAGTATTATATCTTCTTTAAAAGTTGATAATAGTCCTTATTTTAAAGAATTTTATTTAAATTTTGGTAATGGAATAGTATTACTAGCTAATAATATTCAAGTTGGAGCCAATAATACTTTAGTAATTAATCTATATGATCCATTACCTTCTGATATTCAAACTAATGCCTCATTTTGGATAGTTACAAAAATAGCTGACACATTATCATTTAACATCAGTATCACACCTGAGACTATACTCCCAACTGTTGTTAAATTTAATATAAAGGGCCCTAATTTAAATTTAAATATAAAAGATAGAACTAATAATTCTACAGATTATGTAGATTATAGTACATTATTTCAAAACCAATCCTCATCTTCAATATCTCAAATTGAAAGTCTTTTTAGTGAAAAACAATTAGAAATAAATATTGATTACACTGATTTTTCTAATTTTGTTCATTTCTCATCAGCTGTAACTAGAATAAATAATTTTTATTATAAAGTAAGTCAAATTGAATTACTTAATAATGAAATTAATATTTTAAATACAACACCATCAACTACATATTCATCACAAAGTATTTATACACTTCAATTAAAAATTAATAATTATATTAAAAATTTTGATGGGTATGAATATTATCTTTATTATGATTCTGGTTCTTGGTCTTGGCCTAAATCCACCTCTACAGTTCCATATACTTTATATTCAACTGGATCAACTGAAGTCGAAAATTGGTTATCAGGAATATTAAGTAGTGCTTCCATATATGATAATGATAATCAAGACTATCTATATTATGCTATACCTGAATATTTAAGAGATGATACTAATAATAGTCCTTACTTCACATTTATTCAATTAGTTGGACAATACTATGACAACATATATGTTTATTATAAAGATGTAACTAATCGATATAACGCTGATAATAGATTAGATTATGGTATCTCTAAAGATTTAGTAGCTGAAGCCCTTAAATCATTTGGGGTTAAAATATACCAGAATAACTTTTCAGTTAATGATTTATATTCAGCCTTTTTAGGATTTGGGACATATAGTCCTGAAATTACAGGTTCACTTCCTGTAGCATCAAATTCTTTTCAAGAATATATTTCTAATTATGTGACAGCTTCTTATGAAGCTTCTGTAACACCATTAGATGATGTAAATAAAGAAGTATATAAACGTTTATATCACAATTTACCTTATTTACTTAAAACAAAAGGTACTATACCTGGTTTGCAAGCTTTAATCAATTGTTTTGGTATATCAGATACTATTTTAAGAATTAGTGAGTTTGGAGGTAGAGATAAAGATACATCTACTTATGATTATTTCTATGATAGATTTAGTTACGCTTTTGCTGGCAATAGTGGAAGTGAAGGTAGAGCGTATGCTCAAATTCCTTGGGCTCCATTAGTTAATTCAATTTCCCAATCAGGAGAGGGAGTAGGATATGTGGCATTACAATATGTTTTAGAAGATTATGTTTATAGAGAAGGTGGAGGAGGAGGAGCCCCAGCATCTGCTTCACTACCTAATAATCTTGAATTTAGATTTAAAACAAATGGTATCCCTAATAATTATAATACTCAATCATTATTAATAAAAACAAATACTTCTTATGATTATTCTATTGATGATTGGAATATAGGTATATTTTTAAATTATGATCAACCATTTAACGCTTCATCACCATATTATGATGGGAATGGATCAGTAGCATCAAATACTCCTACTCAAGGTAATTTATATTTTATTTTAAATAATATATCAACAGGAGCCATCATCCAATCCCCTAATATTCAACTTCCATTTTTTGATGGAGGATGGTGGTCAGTGATGTTACAAAGAGATAAAAATGTTTTCCCTGGAGAAGGAAATGATGAAATTATAAATTATACTTTATATACTGCTAATAAACTATATGATAGTGAAGAGGGAAATACTATAGGATTTATAGGTTCTTCTTCAGTCACAGTTGATGGAACAATTTTCCCAGAATTAAATGAAGCTTGGAACAGTTATGGAACTTATCTTGAGTATGAAGCGGGTATATATTTAGGAGGACATTACTCTGGCTCTAATTTATATGGGGATCCATACTCTTTACCAATTCCATTTGATGGATATTTACAAGAATTTAGATATTATTCTTTACCTTTAGATGTTAAAACATTTAAAGATTATACAATGAATCCTACTTCTATTGAAGGATTACAACTAACAGGAGTAAGTAGCTCATTTAATATTTTAGGATTTAGAGCACCTTTAGGTAATGAATTATGGGATTATACTGGAGAAAAAAGTGAAACTCCATTTATATCAAATCTTAATAATATACAAGACGATTCAACAGGTCATATATCTATCCACCCAGCAATAACAGCATCATCTTACTTATTAATTACTCAATCTTTTATAGATTTAAATACTAATAATGAATTTAGTGATTATGCTATTTTGTATCCATATAATCCTAATGCTAATGTTCCTGAAATATTTTATGTAGATCAACAAGAAGTATATTATTTTGATCAACCTATAGCAGGTATTAAAAATAGAGTAACAGATAAAATACAAATTGTATCGTCAAGTTATCCAACAGGAAGTGTATTATCACAATATCGTTCTTTAGCTCAAGATTATCCTTCATTAGGCAGTGAGGTTCCTAATATTAACTTATTAGAAGTAGCTTTTTCACCTCAAAATGAAATTAATGATGATATTACTAATCAATTAGGATATTTTAATATAGGAGAATATATAGGAGATCCAAGACAAGTATCTTCATCATCTACCACATATCCTGATTTAGTTAACTTAAGTAGTGATTTCTTTAAGAAATATTTTGCTTCATATGATTTATTTGATTATGTAAGACTTATTAAATATTTTGATAATTCATTATTTAAAATGATTCAAGACTTTGTTCCTGCAAGAACAAGTTTAACATCAGGTATAGTTATTAAACAACATTTATTAGAAAGAAATAAATACCCTCAACCACAAATTGAATGGGAAGACTTAGATTATAGTGGTTCTATACAAACTGCTTTTATGAGTGGTGGAACAGGTGGAACATTTGATTCTTACAATTTTACAGGGTCAACTATCCCACCTACATTTATTAATAATACTCAATCATGGGGTGAAGAAGTTAAAACACCTGTAGGACTATTAACTGTGAGTCATTCAACTCAAGATGAATTTTATAATGGTGAATTACCATATAGTGATATTTTAGTTAGTAATGGAGAATTAAATGAAGCTAATCCATTTAAAGAACAAAATGTTATTATTAATAATTATGATACTATTTTATATAAAAGAAGTATCCAATTTCCTTCCAATCTACTTAAAAATATTACAAATTTACCTACATTTTTAAGTCCTAATACAATACCTAATTCTGGAGAGATTTATTTATGGTATGATGATTCTATGCTTAATGTTGGTGGCCCAACATATAGTGAATTCCCAGACCCATATAATCTATATAATAGACCTGTTGAAAAAGTTAAATATATAAAAATAAGTAGATATAATAGTGTTGGAGAAGATTTATTTAATAATTTAAACCAAGTAAATAATTTAACTATATCTTATCTTGATGGTACTTATACTTATCCTATAAATTCAATTCAAGCACAATCTTCATATTTTATATATGGTGTAGGACCTTATACTGAAGGAGCGTATTTTGCTGGTTATCCAAATACTTCTTCATTAGGAGAAATTTTAGATTATACAACTGTAGCTACTCAATCTAGTTTTACATATCCATATTTAACTTCAACATTATTAACAGCTTCTTTAACAGCTTCCTTAGGTAATAGTTTAGGATATTTTAATGATAATACTTCAACATACACATTAGGAAATACACCAAATATAGCCATAACTTTTAAATTAAGTGGTTCAGCAGGAACCTCTACCCCACCAGGTGGAGCTGCTAATATTTATTTATTAACTACTAGAAATATACCTGGATCATCAATAGTTACAGCTCCATTATCCTCTCCAGGTTATATATACAAAATTTTATCATTATCTATACCTCAAAATACATCAAACGAATCATCAATAACATTATATGATAATTCTGGATTAATAAATGGGGATAAATTTATAGTTGCTGTTGCTTCTACATTAGGAGAAGGTATAACTGTATCTAATTTAAAATTGACTGTTACACAATCTGTTGCTCCATTTGTCCCATCATCATCATTTATAATATGCGACCCAGATTTACCTCAAGGAATTCCATCATATGATTATGACACTTATAATCCATTAATTGATAATGCTGAAGAATCAATAACTTCTAATATATTTATGGATATAGATTATAGTCAAAATCCTTTAATTCCAGTAAACCAAAACTTACTTATAAATGGATCAGCAGATAGAGCCCCAGTACAAGACTCAAATTATACTTCTAAAGCTTGGTCTAACATAAGATATAATGGAAGTAGATATAATTCAATAAATATAAAAACGTTATAATATGGCAAATAATGATCCTAGTTATTTTTTAACTAATTTTAAAGGGGATTTCAATACAAATTCAGATGATGGAAGTGGATATGGAATATTACCTGCTGCTGAACAAAATCAAACATATGTAGCTTATTTTAATGGAGTAGGAGGTACTGGTCCTGAATTAATAAATCAAACTGGATTTTTTATTAAATATTTAATTGATAAAGATGGTAATGTGACCAAACCTAAATCTGATAATATATCTTTAATTAACTTATATAATAATTTTGAACAAGGAAAAATAGCAACTGTTTTATCACAAACTGCTACTCAAAACGCTGCTAATTTAATAGGTGATCAAACAATAACAGATATAGGAACTATTCAACCTATAATAATAACTGAAACTGGTTCAAAGATAGCTAATTGGATACCAACTATGTCTTTTAATCAATACCCATACGTTCCACCATCAGATGTAACACCTCCACCAAATTATGCTTTTTTAGCTAAAAAATCATCTACAGCAATATTTTCAGGTGGTCCTTCCACAGTTACTTTTGATACTGAAATAAATGATCCTTTAGGAGCATATAGTACAGTGGCAAGCACATATACATTTCCTAGCAATACTAGTACTTATAGTATATATGCTTCTTTTCAAGTAGCTATAGCTATAGGCAATAATGATTTTGACCAACCAAATAATAATGTTTACATATTATTTGAAAGATCATCAGATGGTGGATCAACTTGGAGTACATTACCAACTCAAGAGTTTACTCCCTCATATAATATAAACGTATCTCAAACTAATTTAGGTAGTATTAATAATACAAATGCCCCAGGACGATATCAAGTTAATATTGGAACAGATAAAATGATATATATATATGATCTTTCTGAAACAGATACTTTATATAATTATTTACAAACTACCCCAACCATATTTAACTTAAATGATCAAGTTAGAGTTAGAATACAATCTGAGTATTCTATCAAAATATACGGAGGAAACAACTCTACAGAAACATATTTTAAAATGATTACTAACTATGATGATGCTTTATATGTGACATCATCATACTGGAGTGGAGCAACTTATCCTATAAGTTATGGATCAGAAGATTATAATAAAGTACAATATTTAACAGCCTCATTACAATTTTCAAATGTTATAAATAATAACTATATTCAAAATACTCCTACTGCTTCATTATCAATGAGCTTTAGTCCTATAATTTTACCAGCTAATATCCAACCAGGTGATTATATTAGATTTGAATATGATTCAACTAAACAATCACGAATATATGAAGTTGAAAATTTAGATGATGGTAGAGTAACATTAAAAATATTCCCAGCTGTTCCGTATGGAACTGTATTAAATCATTTTGTTATATATAGAGTGATTAAAGATGGAAATTATATTATATTAAATGTACCTAAAAATTATAATGCTAACTTAACAGGATTTTTACAACCAAAATATATAACTAAAGAATTAAAAGATAATTTACCAAATATTATTAATAAACTTGAAGCAGATGGTTTATTAAACAATTAAAAAACGCAATTTTAATATATTTATAAAAGATAATAATAAAAAATATGGGATATTTAAATAACCAAATAGTAACAGTAGACGCTATTTTAACAACAAAAGGAAGAGAATTATTAGCTCGTAATGACGGCTCTTTTAGAATTACACAGTTCTCATTATCAGATGATGAAATTGATTATACATTATTTAATCCAACTAACCCATCTGGTTCAGCATATTATGGTCAAGCAATTGAAAATATGCCTTTATTAGAAGCATTCGCTGATGAAACACAAATAATGAAGTATAAACTTACTACATTACCTCGTGGAACTGCTAAAATGCCTATTATTAATATTGGTTACACTAATATTATATTAAAACAAGGAGCTTCATTATCAATTACTCCTCAAACATTAAATTATTTAGGTGGCTCATCAACGTTTGAAGCCTCAGGATACAATTTTACTATTGGTGATGTTAGAACAATGAGTACATTTAATGGTGTAGGTGTTAATACAGCGGCTGCTACTTCATTAAATTCAACAACTACTCTTGGAACTAATGTGTCTAAAACAGTAATTGGTACTACATTAAACATGACTGGTACTACAATTAATACATTATTTGGTTCACAAACTCAACTACAAACTATATTAATTGTTGAAGGTAGAGATAGTGGAGCAAGAGTAACTATTCCAATCACTGTAACTAAAGTTAGTTAATAAAAATATTACAATAAAATATGTCATATAAATCATTAGACCCTCAAGATTTTCTAGTAAGTGCTGATTCTATAACAGCTCCATGTTGGAGTGATTATGATTCTTACTTAACTAGTATGTATACCTCATCTAACCAAGTGAGCGCTAACTCAGGTGATTATTATTTAAATATATATAATCTAAATGCTGATACTAATATTGCCGCTGAGCTACAATTTCAAATAGCTTATGGTAATAAACAAGGATCAGGGTCACTATTATATGACCCAGGTATTAATGGATTATCTCCAACTAGAACAGTTTATGGTCAATGGAGAAATATGATTTATGGTGATGAAAACATTAATTTTGTTTTTGGAGATGTGACTTCATCCTTCCAAGATTTTTATGCTATAACAATAGATAGAGCTAGATATAAACAAGCTTTATTTCCTGGAAGTTTAGATTTAAGATTATATAGTTCATCTAGAGTTATAAATTTAACAGATGACAGCCAATATACTACTACTATTAATTATTGTGATGCTGGAAGGATATTCCAATTAATATCAGGAAGTGCGGGTGTGAGAACAAATACTAGCGCTTTAGGAGCTTTAACCAATGGTCAAACAATTTCAGGTTCATATGGTTTCTTTTTACCAGATATTGGTACTTTAATTTTAAACGCCGCTGCTTTAGATTTACCTTTTGCAAGTGGAGGAATAGCTTTAAATACCAAAAGAAATTCTAATACTCCTGATGATAATCCAATTCGTCTATGGTCAACAGCTTCTAATACAATAGGATTAACTACAGCGTCATTTACAAGTTCATTCGCTTTAAATTCACAAGAAACAATTACTTCAGACTTTGTATTTGTAAGAGCTAGAAATGCTGAATTTAACTATACTGAAAATCCAAGTTTCATTTCAGGTAGTACAGGAGCAGTATTATATGATTTATTTGTTAATAGTCCAACTACTTATATCACAACTGTAGGTTTATATAATGATACTAATGAATTATTAGCAGTAGCTAAATTATCAAAACCACTTAAGAAAGACTTTACTAAAGAAGCTTTAATACGCGTTAAATTAGATTTTTAATGAATGGGTGCATTCAAACAATTTTTAAGTACAGATGTAACTGTAGTTCCATTTGTTGTTAACAAAAGTTTTTCTTTTGAAGGAAGCGCATCCTGTGCTGAAGTAGGAATTAAAAGATATATAGGAATTAATGTCCCATTTTCTTCTAGTGATAGTAATATAACTAGCATTGACACATTCCAATCTATCTCAGGTTCATTAATCTATAACTCAATAAAACAATTATACTACACTAACTATATCAATAATCCAATTAGTAGTTCACCATATATTACTGATTTTACCAATCAAGTAGTTGAAGATGATTCATTAACTAATGTTTATAGTAGATTTTATAATTATGAACAAACTAGTTTGTTCCAAACTAACTCAGCAGGATACACATCAAATTATGGATTTAGTAGATATTTTCCTACACAATCTGCTAATTTCACCAGTGGTGGTGAAGAAGGAATGATAGGTGTGTTATCTATACCTAAAAATTTATTTGGAGATTATATAAATCCAAATTCATTTTATATGTCTATAGATTTAGATGAATCTGGAACTCCATTTATTTTCACAGATAATGGTGAAGGTCTTTTAAATTTAGAAAACACAACTGGAACATATGGGATAATTAATTACTCTCACGGTACAATAATAATTGATTTATATAGAACACAAGACCCAGCAACTGATTGGATAAGTACATATGATGTATTATCCCCATTTACATGTAGTTTTCAAAGTACAAGAACAATATTTGAAACACAATATAAATGTACTATTAGACCAGATGAATTTAATTTTAGTCTAAACCCATCATTAATTTCAGGATCTACAGATGGAACAATCTATAATTTTGTGACAAGTTCATATTTTAGTCCATATGTTACAACAGTAGGTTTTTATAATGAAGCTCAAGAATTACTAATGGTAGCTAAATTAGCTAAACCACTCCCAACAAGTGCAACAACTGATACAACAATATTAGTTAATATAGATAAATAAGATTATGAGTAAATGGTTATATAAAGGTAAAGAAGTTAATAACATTGAAGACTTCGGAGAACAAACTCCATTTGGATTTGTTTATCTTATAGGAAATACTATTACAGGTAAAATATATATAGGTAAAAAATTCCTACAACATAAAAAAACCAAAAAACTAGGTAAAAAAGCTATGGCTGAACAAACTGGTCCTGGTCGTAAGAAAACTAAAGAAGTTACTTACGCTGAATCAGATTGGAAAACATATTGGGGTAGTTGTAAACCATTACATGAAGATGTAGCATTGTTAGGTGAAGATAAATTCTATAAAGAAATTTTAGAATTAGCATGGAATTCAAAACATCTATCATACCTTGAAGCTAAATATCAATTTACATTATGTGTATTAGAAAAAGATAGTTACAACGATAATATACAAGCTAGATATTTTAAAAAAGACTTGGCTTTTAATTCATAATCACTATATTACCATTATGGTGAATCAAGCTTTAGTATCAACACTGAATTCTGTATTAGGTAATGGTAAGAAGACCTCTAAAGGTAATTTTGCTTATCATTGTCCATTCTGTAATCACCATAAACCTAAATTAGAAGTCAATTTAACTGAAAGTGAAAAAGGTGAACATCCATGGCATTGTTGGGTATGTGATAAAAGAGGTAAAAGCTTAGTTAAACTATTTAGACTAATATCTGCTCCTGATGATAAAATAACTGAAATAAAATCATTAGTTAAATATACATCAGGTAATTTTGAAATAACAATAACTGAGAAAAAAGTAGAGTTACCTAAAGAATTTAAATCACTTACTATAGAGGGTAATAGCATTGAATATAAGCACGCTATTAGCTATTTAAAACGCAGAAATATCACTAATAACGACATTATAAAATATAATATAGGTTATTGTGAATCTGGTGTTTACTCCAACTGTATTGTAATACCATCATATGATGAACATGGAAGTTTAAATTATTTTACAGCTAGAAATTTTAGTAAATCATCATCTATAAAATATAAAAACCCAGATGTATCTAGAGATATAATACCGTTTGAGTTATTTATTAACTGGAATTTACCAATTATTATATGTGAGGGACCATTTGACGCGTTAGCTATAAAACGCAATGTTATCCCATTATTAGGTAAAAATATTCAAAAAAGTTTAAGAAAAAAATTAGTTACCTCTAAGGTACAAAAAATATATATTGCGTTAGATAAAGACGCTATTAAACAAGCTCTATCATTTTGTGAAGAGCTAATCAATGAAGGTAAAGAA